GCCAACTGCGGTCGATTGGTTGTGTTCGACGTTTACGCCGTAGGCTTTGACAACCTTCGCGTTCTCGGTGAGCTGACCAATGTTGAGCCCGAAAACAAGCGGGAGAACGGCGTTGGCACCAAGCGTAATGCCCGCAGTGTTGATGAAATAAAGCGTGGTAATCGTGCCGGGACTGACGACATCCACGCTGTTGCTATCGATTCCCGCGACGGCATGAACCTCAAGGCCCTTCATCGTCGTGACGTTGCCTTGGCCCATGTTCCAGACGAAGAAGTGAGCGCCGCTTAGAAGGCTGCACGTCCCCGCGGTCGTGAGAAGGTTTGAACCAGAATAGAAACTGCGAACCGAGCCGACATTGGTAGCGCCGTTGCAGTTGATCTGGTTGTTGATCTTATAGACACCGCTCCCGCTGTCCGCCGCGGTGAACGTGGTGGTCGTTGAAAGATCGCTGATGACCCCGCTGGACTGAGCCCCGAGGTTAGAACCGAAAAGCCTTGATTGGATCGTTCCCCCGATCGGCGTCCCGATCAGGCTTGAGCCCGTGGAAGCGGCGAGGTCAGTCCTCAGTCCTGCATCGGCTCCGGTTCCGCTTGAAGCAATCGCAACGCCGGAAGCATCGAACGCGAGGAACTTACCCGCCCGTCCCGGCATTCCTGGAATGAGCCCGAGCGGTTCGCTTCCAATGGGGGCGCTGATGATCTGCGAACGGTAAAGAAGCTTCCCGCCATAATGGTACTCGAGAAGCTTAATCCCGTCCGAGGTGTTGAAATAGAACTCACCGAACTCGTCACTCGTCAGCGGGTTGGCGAGCGGAGTGACAAGGTCGTCATCATAGAGAGCCGACAGGTTGCCGGTTGCGCTGGTCGGCCAGTCCCACTCGTAAACATAGACCTGGACGCCGGGAATGGCGCGGCCGATTTCATCGCGGACAGTGTCGCTAAACCGGCTCATAGGGTCGATCCGTAATCAATGAGGGCTAGGGTCACGGTCACGCTGGCCTTCTGGACGGCGCCGGAGCTGTCGGTTGCAGTGCACTCGAACACTGCCGTCAGCTCGTCGCCGCCACCAAGGGTCGCAGTGAACGTGGTTGAAGCCGAAGTTGGACTATCAGCGGTTATCCCCGCATCACCGGAGGTCCGCGCCCAAGCGTAGGTCGGGCTTCCCGAGCCGCCGTGAGGCGTGATGGTGACATGCTCGGTCGTCATGCTGCGCGTTCCGGTGCCGCGCTTGCCGCCCGTCTTGGAGATGGTCTCGGGAGAGATTTCTATCCAGAAGGATCCCCCGCCCGCGGAGAACTCGCCGACGAAGCCGCCGATTGCCGAGATGCCCGCCAGCATCAGGCTATCGCCCGAACGAGCGAACCAAGCACGTTGCCGTCGCTCAGCACCTCGTAGAACAGCACATCCTTGGAATTTGCGGCGGTCGAGAGAACCGGATCGGTTCCCCCGGCGAACTTCCAGTTGGGGCCGTAATTCAGCACCCTGGAGCCGGTAACGTCCTGCGTGATCTCGATTTTTCCGGACTGCCCGTCCTTCCCGTTGGTGGGATTGGAGAGCGTCCACGGCCCTCCGGTCATGGCGAGGGTGAAATTAAGCCCGGAATTGAGATCGACCGCGACGTTCCCGCCCGATTGGGTGAGGGCTACCGAAGTCGCGGCGCCCCAGACCTTGTCGGTCGTCAGAACAAGGCTCGCCGTGTCGTTCCGGAACTCTGCCGAAGTCGCGACATTGAGGACCGAAGAGCCCCCGAGAGCAGCGGCAGCCCGGATATCGACGGCGTCTGTTACCGTCAGGAGGCTCCGGCCCAGTGCCGTGGTTGAAAGCCCGGTGATCGCCGTAAGGGTCGCGTCGAGAGGCTGGAACGCCGTTCCGTCGCCAATATCGAAGGCGGAAGCGACGTAAGTGATGAGGTTTAAATCAGCGTCCCGGATGGTGATGCTGAAGTCGGGCGAATTGTAATAGACAATGCCGAGGTTGTAATTCTGGACGATCATTCCGCCGAGCGTCCGCAACGGTTGCGGAGCCGCAATCGTCATTGCCTTGTCCCAGAACAGCGGAACCTGGTTGGCTACTACCTCGGGGTCCGTCCCGGCCTCGCCGATCCAGATATAACCGGCGTCAAGCAAGCCTCCTCGTCCGTCACCGAACTGGGGTATCGGATTCACAAGCTTCGACATGTCGCGAGGATAGGGAAAGGCCCGAACGTTCGCTTTTGAACAATTGCTAGGGAGGCTAGGCCACCCAAGCCCAACTTATGCGGCGTTTGATCGCGTAGATTGCTTGCGGCGTAACGCCATATTGCTTAGCCAATTCGCCCCTGCTCCGTGCGTCTCGCCGGATCCTTCGCACGTCCTCTTCTCGGAGCTTGCAGGTATTTACTCTCGTTCCGCGGCGTCTCGTGCCATGACGCAAGCAATCCGCCACGTTTTCTAGTCGCGTTGCCCAACGGAGATTTGAGACATGGTTGTTCTTTGGATTGCCATCATTGTGGGCAACTTGGTGGTTTTGTGAAGGCGGAGGCGGCAGAAACGCCAGTGCCACTAGACGATGAACGGTAATCGTCCGTCGCTTGCCTTGATACCAAATATCAACAGATAGGTATGGCGGTATTCCTCTAAGTCGTTGCCTGAGGAGCTTACCAGATCGCTCGCTTTTCACGCGCCCTAGGTTGCTAACCGTGTGCAAGGGGGCGAATGGGATGGGAGTCCACTGCTCGGTCGAGGTATTCATCGACCGATTTAGATAACGATATTTATTCCCTCTTACGTTTGAACAATTGCGGGCTTAGAGTGCGCTTCTAGTGCGCTGGCCCGTCTTTCTGTCCCTTGTGTGGCTGGTCATCTGGTTTGCGCCAACGCGCCTGCTCCGATGGTCGGGGCTCAGCCTATTGCTGCTGATCCTGCTGCTGGGCATCGGGTGAGGCAACAGCAGAGCCGACAACTCCGCTATTGTCGTTCGCGTGGGAGAGGAAGGCATGTTGAAATGCCTGGATTTCTCCGGCGATCGCAGGGTTCTTCAATGCCAGTCCCTTGACCCACGGCCTTGACCAGTAGGAGGTTGCACCTTTGACGCTCAACGGGGTTCCGGCGATCTTCCGGGCTACCGCGGGAGACGAAAGCAGCTTCCCGCCTCCGTATTGAAGCGCCATGTCCAGCATCCCCAGCACGGGGTTGGCAATAAGCGCCGGGACGGTATGGGTCGATGCAATAACGCCGATGCCGGTTTTCGAGCTGTTGGCGAACTTGGTGGACGCCTTCATGCCAGAAAAAATCTTGGCGAGATCGTTGATCGCGTCCCGATGCTCCCCGGTAAACAGCACGTTCTTTGTGCGGTCGCTGAGCTTGTTCCACTGCGTCACGAAGTTGGCGGGGCTGAAAACCGTTTCGGCATCGTTCTGATTGCCCGCCGTGGCATGGCCCAAGTCGTCAAGAATGGTCGCGCGAACGCTTCCCGCCTCTTCCTCGGGCATGGAGCGGAGAGCGCGGGCCAGTTTCAGCGGATCACCGCCCTTGTCGGCGGCCAACCTCTGTAAAGCCTCGAATGCGCTCTGCGGCCCCTTGTTCTGGTCTTTGCCGAGAATAAGGGAAACCACGTTCTCGATACGGTCGGAGCGAGCGCGGGCAAAGTTGTTCCAGCGGTTCCAAGCGTTCTCCGCTTGGGGTCCGAACTTCTGGGCCGTCGCCTTGATATCGTCACTGAGAGAACCGTAGAGCGCCCGCAGTTGGCCGATCTGGACCCCGTCACTGGTCAGTCCCGGTTGGCCGATGATCTGCCCTACTCGGGTACGGAAATCGCGCAGATCGTTCCAGGACAGCCCGCCGCCATGCGTTACGTCCCGCGTGATGGGATTTCCGGCGGCATCGACCAGTCCGGTGGCTTCCTTGCTCGTCTGCGGCGTCAGAGCGTCGAGATAGGCCGCAATCTTGGGGTCTTTGAAGGCTTCCGCAAGCTTGGGGTTGCTCTTGAACGACTGGGCCAAGTTCGTGAGTGCGCCGCGGGTATTATTCACCACTGCCGGGGCGTCCGAAGGAACCGGGATCTTGCTTTCAAGCGAGTTGAGGGTGTCCGCCGTGTCCGAAACGAACTGGCGCGCTCCCCGCTGGGCCGCCTGTCCCGCCCCAGTCTTGTCCGCAACCGTTCCGATATTGGAGGCTGTGCGTTCGACTGCGGCGGCAGCTGTCGCGGTGTTCTTCGCTCCTTGTTCCGCCAGAGGGATACCCCCGAGGGTGAGAGCACTAAGCGAAGTCGCGAACTTCGATTTCATGGCTTTGGGCAAGTCCGCCGCCATGTAATCGACGCCCTGGCGCTCCGCTGCCTGTGCAAAATCCGAATTGGCGGCCTTTGCAGCGGTTTTCGCCGCCGAACGCGCGGCAAGTCCCGCCGCCGCGGCCTCCGTGGCCGTTCCGAGCGCGGCGCCCGTAATCGCCCCGCCAACGCGGTTATCCGGCCCAGCAGCCCCTGAACCGTAGGCGCCCCCCGTAACCGCCCCTACGCCCGTTTTCGCGGCTGTAGAGAGGTTTGCAAGCCCCGCCTCGTTGCCGAGCATTGCATTGACGCCAACGCCGCCCAGTTCACCCGCTATCGAAGCAATTGGATGATCGGCGGAATCGCCTTCAAGGATAGCCCGTTCGTGGGCAATGTTCCGGTGAAGATCTGAACCGGGATGAATGATGGTATCGATGAGCCCGCCGACTTCGGGGCCGTAATCCATTGCCGCAGAGTTCGCGACATGCTCGGTGAACGCCTTTCCGGCGTCCCGGTGCTGTCTCAGGAACGTTCCCACTCCGGGAAAGAAGGTATCGATGCTTTCAAGAATGCCGTCCCCAATTGCATCTCGTGCAGCGTCCATCGGGGCTTTTTGCTGGGGCGGGGGTGCTGCGGGAGTGGGCGGGGTCCATCCGAACTGGCGATGGCCCTGGCTGAACTTGTCCAGCACGTCCTTGGCATTGCCGATCTTCGACCGGCCTTGGGTCAGTTCGCTCGAAAATCTCTCGAGGTCTGCCGCGTCCTTGGCCTTGGGAAGATACTCAAGGATCTGCTGTTTCTGCTCGTCGGTGAAGCCCGGAAGCGCCTGAGGAGGAGACTGGTCAGACGGCGTAGCGGTTGCGTCAGCGGGGGCTTCGGCAGGAGCATCAGCCGCCCATGGCGCATTCGCGGGCGCTGCTTGAGGAGGAGCCTTTTCGGCAACCGGATCGCTTTCCCACGGTGCAAGCATCAGCGCTTGACCCGCGGAACGCCGTTGGGGTCGATATAATGGGCGCCGGAGGGAAGCGAATTATACTGCTGGACCGAACCAACCCGAACCACGTTGGACGGGGCGTTCGTATCGGCTCCAGCCCCCGTAAGACTTAAATCCACTCCACCATTGGTGCCGCCGATGCGCTGATAAACCTTCTGCGCTTGCGGCGAGATCCACGGTATTCTGGGGCGCGTGGAATCGTTGGTGAATGCGCTGTTGTACTGGTCTTTCAGCGGATCGATCGCTCCGGCGATGATATCAACCGCCGTCTTGATCGCCGCCTCTCGGGTCTGTGTCGAGTTCTTGCGTCCGAGGTTCTTGACCACGCGCTCGACACCCGCCTCGGTGCCGGGACTGTTGCGCGCGATCTTTTCCAGTTCGCCAGCAACGAAACCAACGGCAGTATCGTAAGCCTTGGCGTCGGCGGGCTCGAAAGACTGTCCCGCACCCGCAAGAAGGCTGTTGGTGACGCTCCAGCCCGTCTCGGGACCAGCGAGCTTCTGGCTTTCGTTCCAGAGCGTGTTGAGGTGGTTCGCGACACGATTAACGGATCCAACGACCTGGGCCGCCTTACCCATGCCGGTGAACGCGGTAATCGCGGCTTTTCGGGCTGGGGCATTGGCCGCGTCAAATGTCGGGTCATATTGCGCCGTCATCTGAAGCAGCTTTTGCCAATAGGGTTTCGCCAGCGCGAAGGATGACGGCATGGGCAACCGCCCTTCCGCCAGCGCCTTGACCTGGGTCGCAAGGTTCGGCGGAACGGTTGCGAGATAGGCAGGGCCGGAAAGGTTAGCGTTGCCCGGAATGCCGCTGAGACTGTCGGAATCGCCAACTGCGCTCACAGCCCCGTCCGGACTCATCTGGTAAACCTTGGCGGTGTCGAGACCGCGCGCCTTCGTCTCCTCTGGCGTCAGGATGCGCGCCTTCGGCTTGGGATTGCCGTAGATCGTGCCCGGAACGTCTCCCGCGGTAGGAGCTGCCGTTGGGGCTGCTGGTGCAGACGGGCCGCCTTGGGGAACGAGCCCAGCGAAAGCATTTGCGGCCGCCATGCGAACGTTACGGTCACGTCCTGACGATCGCTCATAGTGCTGGTCGATAAGAGCCGCGGCCTGTGCCGGGGTCTTGGCGTTCAGGATCGCGTCCCGCTGGGCGACGGTCATTCCCGCGGCTTCAGGGTTCTGCATCTCCCACACCACGAACTTGGCCTGCTCTTCCGGGGTCGCTTCAGTCACCGGCTTGCCGATTATGCGCTCGAAATTGGATGCCCGGTCGGAATGCCACTGAGCAATGCCGCTTGCCGACCCCCCGTCCCCTTGGGCGCCGTTATATCCACCCTCGGCATGGAAATTACCCATGAAGCCCGCGACAACCGGGGCAGGAAGCCCGGAACTGGCAAGCGTAGAGGCGACAGATGCCGCAGCGGGGGAGACGCCAACCGGAGTGCTCCCCGCTGGGCTAGATGCTGGACCACCTCCTCCCGTAATTCCGCCTTGTCCTGCGGCAACCGCAGCAGGATTGAGCGGGATGGCCTTTCCGCCTTCCGGAACGACCAGAAAATCTGGCTTGGCAGCAACGCTCGCAACCGGCTTGTTGTCGTCGTTAAAGCGGGTTTCGCCCTGTCCGAGCGTATAGCCCTTGTCCTTGTTGAGCGCGCCATAGACCGACGAAAACTGCTCCGGGCCGGCCACTGCCGCCAAGTGAGAGCCGAGGAACGTCAGGACCGCTTTCCGCTGGTCCGGATCGCCCGCAACCGCGGCATCCATCGCCGACTTCGCTGCTTCATATCCGGGGGTAGCGTTTCCAGCGGCTTTTTCGGCATCGTATCGCGACTGGGCGAGCTTTCCGGCCAGATCCCAGTTGCCAGAGGATGCGGCCGAGTAGATTTCCGCCGAAGTCTTGAAATCTGCGTCTCGTTGGGCCTTGTCCTGCGCGTCGAGCCCCATTTTCAGCTGCTCGGCAGCCTCCGGGAACTGCATCATCAAGTGAGCGATGGCCTTTGGAGATCCGTCAGAAGCCGAGAACGCCTGCTGGAACTGATGAGCGCGGATGGCCTTCTGTGTCGCTACCTGTGCGTTGGCCTGCATCTCCTGTGCCTGCGCGGAAAGCGCGGCAGTGGTTGCAAGCTGGCGGGATACGTCAGGAACGAGGTTTTGCCCCGCCTGGATAAGGCCGCCGTAGTCCTCAAGTGCCATTAGAACCCGCCGTGCGGGTAGGCTGCGCTAATCGCCGATTTACTCAGCTGGTTGAGCACCCCGGACCAGATGCCGCCTTGTGTCAGTGCTGAACTGGCCTGTGCGTTACCCGAAGCCTGAAGAAGATTGCTGATCGAGTTGGCGTTGTTCTGGCCGAGCTGGGCAAGGTTCGTCGTTGCACCGGATCCGACGCTGACGAGCCCGCCAAGGTTGCCCAGCTGCTGCTGAAGAGCCTGGGAAAGCGTATCAGCGCCGAAATTGGCGAGACTGCCGACTTCGTTACCCCCTCGAATGCCTCCGGTCGCAGAAGCGTTCTGCAAGTTCGCCTCGAGCCCGTTTCGGTACAGCGATTGATAGTAGGGAGAGGCTTTTACGGCATCGATTGCCGATTGCTGCTGCGGGGCACCATTCAGGCCAACGATATTGCCGTATTGACCGAGCGCACCCGTTCCCGCTTGAAGAAACGGCGCGAAATTCGACTGGGCCTGGTTGAACTCGCGCTGCTGCTCGGCAATCGCCGCGGCATCGGACTGGGTTTGAGCCTGAGCCGCGCTTTTGGCGCTCTTGCTCGCAAGCAAGCCGCCGCCGATGGCTCCTACCGCCCCAATGCCTGCTGCTACGACTGCTGGGGGCATGGCTTTGTCCATTTATAAAGATCATAGGCAACCGGCCCAAAGCCGATATCGAGGGTATCCGCGCCGCAGCGCGTAAATCCGGCATGGGTGACGTAGTGACGCAGTCCCGCGAAACCTCGTTCGACGCGAGCCCACAGGCGTTCGGCGCCAAACCGCTCGATATAGGCGATGCCTTCCCGAGCCTTGAGATACGCCGAACGCCCCCGCCCCTCCGGGAGAACCATGATATGGACTTCATAGGTTTGAGGCGCCGACCAACCGAACAGGAAGGCCCCGCAGTCCCATGTAACGGCGTGGTTCTTGGGGTCCGCGACAAAAGCTGAGAAATCGAGTTCTGACGATCCGTCACCGCCGCAAGTCGGGCGGATTTCCGGATGATTGGCGAGTTCGTTCAGCCGCTCTGGCGCGAACTGTCGGCAGAGCGCAGATTTGCGTGTGAGACTGCCGCCCAAGTACATGGTGGCGAGTTTAGGGAAAGGCCCGCCGAAGTGCGTTTGAACAATTGCTAGGTGAGACGGACCCTCAAAGCCCCGGCATTATGGTACAGTCCGCCGATCACGACACCGCCGGTCGCTGCTGCTGTGTCATCGACGTAATTCCCGAGAGTTGCAAAGACCGGAGCGTTGGCAATGCTCGTATCGCTGAGCAATGTCCCTTCAGGCGGAAGGAACAACAGGACTTCAGCAGGCGGAACGAACGTCACGCCGTAATCGCGAGTTCGGGCGACCTCCTTGACCTTCAATTTTACCCTGTCGGACGTGATATCGATCTCGATCCCGTCACCGATCTCCAGAACTCGCTCATTGGTGAAGTCGCCATTGGCCGAAAGAACGATAACCGTGGCGTCTTTCAGGGCCTGTGTGTCGGCAACGCCGTTGGTCACGTCCTCGACAGCCGCTGACTGGGCCTCGAATGCTCGCATCAATCTGGGATTGGACCCGAAGAACTGGGCGAGATCATCCCGGCGAAGGGTTGGAATGTCGCTCATGCCGCAAGCGGGTCGATCTGGGCTTCACAGGCCGCGAATCCCGGCATTGCGGCACTATTTCCGCGAAAGCGAAAGCCGATCCAGTTGCGGAAGTTGGTCCGGGGCCTCCATTGCAGCCGGATATTGGTCTGCCCCCTCCGTCCCATCGGGATTCCGCGCTCTACGCTGAAATTCTCACCGTCACGGGTCATCGACAGCCAAGCGGTTCCATCGACATTGAGCGGAGCCCGTCCGGGCAGCCCGACCAGTTCGATCGAGCGGACAATTCCGCCCTTCGCGTTGTTATAAACCAGCCCAACATCGAAGCCCCATTCCGCCGCTTCCCCGAAATGGGTTGATACCGCGTCCGTCAGTTCCCCGATGAGGTTCCCGGCAGCATCCCCGACATAAGTCTTTCCGTAGCATTCGACGGCATGGCGTAGACGGTAGGGCTGTCTTACCCCGGATTGAGCAACGTACCAGATGGGCTCGCCAAGGATCTTGGTTGCATTCATCAGGAAGACGAGCGTCTTGTCGGGCAGGTGAACCAATAACCTTCGCTCCGCCCGCGAAGTGCGGTTTTCGAGCACTATGCTTGAGGGATCGGCAACCTTGGCTAATTCATCGTCAACGGCACGGCTGCTGATGCGGGTCGCGCTTCCCGATGCTGCGATATAGACACCGATCGCCTCGTTCCGTGCCGACCCGACAAAGGCAAAGCTGTCCGCGAACAGGCATTTGGCAGTCGGCCCGACGCATCCAACTGGGATACTGGCGCCCTTCACCGTCTGGAACGGAAAGCCGTTGCCGCCGACATTCTGGAATACCTGGATCGTATATTGTCCGAGAGCATAAGCCTCGTCGCGGGCTTTAATCAGGCCCGTCACCATGTCAGGGTCTTCCTCGGCTGACCCGTATTTCAGGGGAAGGACCGAAGTCGGATCGTTCAGCTCGGTAACGATAATGCTCGTTCCGTCCGTGGTCATCGTATAGCCGTCGATCCACAGCATATCGACCACAGGCCCGAGGTCGGTGTCGGTGACGTGGGTCAGGGTCGAACCGTCCCAGTAATAAAGCTGGTCCCCGCTTCGAATGACGATATGCCCAAACGCAAGCTCCATGTTGACGGAGCCCGAGCCCCCGACATCGCCAAGTGTCGTCACTGTTCCATCGGATGCGACTTCTACGAAATTGGAGCCCATCACCCGGAACATGGTGCCGTTCCAGTTGATGCCGCCGCGATCGACCCCCGGACCCGCACCAAAGGTGATTGCCCCGGACGTGGCCCTGAACTGCGCGGTCGCGACCTTGTTGTCCACGGCGACGATTTCAAGGTTGACCGGATAGCTTGTGCCGAACTCGGCTGTAGCGTCAGCCTTTACGCCCGAGACCATCGAGAGGCGCATCAGACCGAAGTGTCATCGATGAGGAACGGCCCCGAGAACAGTCGCGAGCCCGCGCCGCTTGGGGTACTATGCGGATAAGGCATTGTCGGGATCGTTGCCGCGGCAGCCTGGAGCAGTGCCATTCCGCTAGTGAGATTAGCCTTTGCTTCCGTTGACATGGTGGCGCCCATCATCGGGCAAATCCGCAGCGCCAGCTTCGCAGCGACCACGTTCAGATATTCGTCCGGGATACCCGAAACATCGTCAGGAAGGCCGATCCCGTAGGACGGCTGATTATATCCCAGCGTCGAAAAGGGATATTCGCGCATCATGGCATTGAGCCTCAGAAGCGCGTCCGAAACCTCTTCGGGAGTGCGGCCGAACTCGTAACCGGCAGAGCCGATATCGCCGAACGCCAGCTCGATGATTTGCCGCTTTGGAGGTCCAGCGGTTCCAAGCGTCAGCGTGACCATGCGAGAACTATACGGTCACGCCGAACGCGGTGCGCTTGAACAATTCTAGAGATAGAAGCCGTAGGCGTTGACGGTGTTGTTCGTGTTTCCCGCGCCAAGGGCGGGGCATGTCACCGTGATCGCCGTGTTCACTGCGCTGGCAGGGATCGGCGGGCAGAACTGGATATCGAGCACCGGGTTGATGAGGGCCACACCGGCAACTGCGGCATAGGTATAGGTCTTGGTGCCCGAAATCACTCCGGCGACAGTGGGATTGACGACTGCCGCCGCGGTCGCCCCAGAACCAGAGATCGTGAACCCGCTGATGTAAGCGGTCTTTGCCGCGACGGCAGGAATTGTCGCAACCCCTGAAGCGTTGGCGACATTGCCTGAGGCGGCAGTGACGGCCGTTGCGTCGGACCCATCGGCAGCCAGCGGGTATGGCGTACTCAACGGAACGACAGCGGGAATATGCCGTCTTTCGGCAGACCCGCCATCGCCCGTAGTTGTCAGGACAGTGACCCCTACGGCCCCGTCCTTTCCGCGTGTGAGACTAGGCACGTTCACCCAGATCGGTCACAGGATGAATGTCGTTCGTGTAGCCTGGGCCAGCAGTCGTGACTTCATGCGGATGCGAGATGTCGAGACGGTGCATCAGAGCACGAACGTAGGGCGTGCGGTTCTTGCCCGCGCGCTCGAGGCTCAGCAAACCGGCAATCTTCTCCTCGCCGATCGCAGGACGGTTCTTCGGCTGCTCCTTGACTGCATCCTCGAATGCGATCGGGTCGAGATCGAGGATACCGGCATATTGCTGGATATCGTCCATTCCCGTGAACTGGCGGGCCGGAGGAGCACCGGGAAGCGTGCCGTCTGTAAGCGACTGATAGGCGTCCTTCGCGGACTCCTTCACGGCCTCGGCAACGCCTTCCTTCTGGGCCTTGGCAAGCTCCGAACCGCTCGGTGCGTTCAGCCCGGAATTGTTTTCCACGGCCTCGGCTGCCTGCTGGACGGCCTGCTTGCGCGCAGTCTTGATGTTGGCCTTGGCCTGCTTCTGGTTCTTGTTTTCCATCGCTATTACTCCTGAGGGTTGAAATATGGGCTTCAGCCCTCATTAGGTCTGGTTGAAAAGTTCCACTCCGGCCATGTTCGGCGCCGTCAGGGCCGTACCGAAGTCAATATCGAAACGGGCCTTCACGCTAAGGTCGTTGATGTTGCCCTGCCGCGTGTAGGTAATCGCGATACCGAGGTCTGTGGTTGCGCGCTTGACCTGCCAGCCGTCTTCGGGATCGACCGAGTAGGTGCCGGGGAGCAGCAACAGGCTGTCCTTCACGAAGAACGGGTTGAGCGGCGCCGTTACGGTGTTGAGCCAGGTGATGGCGGCGCCGTTCGCCGGAGCTGCCGTGACGTTCTGATACTCAAGCTCGGGGCGGGTGCCGCCAGTTCCGGAGATGATCGCCGGGGCAACCTGGATAACGTTCGCCGAGGGCTTGCCGACAACGCGGAAGGTCTGAAGCTGGCCCGTGTCCTGCTTCGAGATCATGTGAACCGAGTTGACGCCTGCAATCGTGAACGCATCGCCAACCTTGATGTTGGCGTAAGTCGTCGCCGTGATCGTGAGGTTGGAATAGCGGTTATCGACGTTGACCGTCTGCCCGAAAGCATCAACCTGGTTGGCGATCGGCGTGTAGTACTGGTTAGCACCGTTAACAGTCGTGGTGCCGCCAGTAGCCGCGGCGAGGTTCAGGTTCTGATCGTTCTTGTAAACGTCGAACCCGGCAACGCCGATACCCAGCTCGGCCTTCTCGTAAGCATTCTGGGCAGCTCCTGAGAACGTCGAGCGCTTGGCAAGGTCGCCGGCCATGAGGTTGGCAACGCGAGGCGCCAGAACCATCGCGCGGTCGGACATCGGCGCACCGATTTCGGTCAGACCGGCATCGGCCAGCGACACGTCATCATAGCCGGTTGCAGCGACAGTCCGCTTGACCACGACCGAACCCTGAAGGGCGACGGTCTGGAACAATGCGTAGTTGATGTCGGAAGCGAGCTTCTGGCGTGCAGCCTTGGCCCAGTTGGACATCACCGTCTGATTGCGGAGGTTCTTGGAAGAGAGCGTGCGCGGATCGGACTTATGGTATCCGATCGACACGGCGATTTCGGTCTCGGTCAGCGAACCGAAGTTCGAGGTCTGATCGAAGCCGTTGAAGGTTGATCCGATCAGCGGCGCCGGAATCCAGAACTGGTCCTTTGCGCGCTCCATCGCCTCGGGGGCGGGAACCGGATAGGTCGTTGCGAGCTTGCCGATGATAAGTGCATCATCGAACTTGGCAACCATATCGTCGAACATCACTTGTTCGGCAGTCGTCCAGGCGTTGGCCATTGGAAAATCCTCATCAGCATGGGGTTCAAGACAGCCTCGGCCTGAGCCGGATTATCTCGCCGCTGATGGTCTCCCCTGTCGCAGCCGGGGGCGCTGTAACGCGGCTTGTGAGGAGCATGATAAGCGCACGCACAAAGCTTTGCGTTTGAACAATTCAGGCGGGGATTTCGGGACCTTCGTCAGAGGACAGCCGGTCGTCGGCAAAGCTCTGCATCAGGGCCTGCTTCGCCCTCTCCATCGTAAGAAGCGTGTCGGCAAAGTGCTCTTGCGTATCCGCTATATAAAGCGAGCCGTCCTCCATGACGCCGACCAGAAACAGCGAGCTAAACATATCCTGACACCCAAGCGCGTCGGTGAGGATGCGTTCAGGCAGCGCAGCTCGCTCGCGCGGCTCGCCGGATAGCAGTCGCAACGATGGAAAATTGACGATGTTCGTCACTTGCCCTTGACGCCCAACGTTGGCTTGGCGCTCTGCAAAACACCCTCCGGGATCGTATAGCTCTCCAAAGCCTTCAGGCGGGCCAGAGCCTCATCCTTGGCCTTGCTCTCGGCGTCGGCCAGTTCGCTTGCAGCCTTGAGATCACTTTCGAGAGCCGCAATCCGTTCGTGGGCAGCCTTCAGCTCGGCATCGGCCTTGCCGCGATCCGGGACGAACCCCGCTGCCTCTTCGGGCTTTGGGGGATTGTCGATGTGCGACGGATGCGAAACCCATCTCTCTTTCTTCAATGCCTCAACCTCGGACGCATCGACGGTGCATGTTTCGAGATCCCGGCCCCAGATATTATGGATGGTCGAGGGATCAGTGTCCTTGGCCGGGACGCGGTATAACATCGTGTCTTCGCGAATGGTTTCCTCGGTCATTTGATGAGCCCTTTCGCCTTCTTGAAGCGGATGAGGTCTGTCTCATCACCTGACTTTTCGGCCTGCCGTTGCAGCTTCTCGAGTTCCTTGTCGGTGCCTCCAGGCATCTTGCTCGATCCGGACAATGGCCGGTCTGGTTCAGGCGCCTTGCGTCCCTTGGTCACTTTCACCGCTCCTTCCATGCGGGCGACTGCGGCCGCCAGCTTTATGGGATCCTGGATTTTCGCGAGTTCGGCGCGCTTCGTTTCGCTCTTGCCGAGCGCGTAGAAGAACAGCGACGGGTCAGCCGCGGCCTTGATGACTACCGCCTGCTGTACGAGATCGAGCGAACTTATCGCGGTATCGATTGCCTCGTCCCTGTCCGCGAACTGGAGCGCGCCCTTCTTCTGTTCGAACGCGGTCAGATCCTGCTGCCATTCCTCGTTGGCCTTGCGGTTCTGCTCGGCCTGCGTTTCCTGCTGGCGATCCGCGGCGGCCTTGCGGTCTTTCCAAGCGTCCAGTTCCTGTTCGAACCGTTCGTCATCGAAGTCGCATCCGGCAAGGGTCGGCTTTTCGCCTACCTCGATTGGCTTGGGAGCGTTGGACTGCTCCAGTTCCTTAATGCGCTTGTCCTTTTCGCGAAGGGCCTGACGCATCTGGCGAACGGTGCTGTTCTCCGGTTCGGCTTCCGGTTCCTCGCCTTCGAACGCGACAACGGTTTCCTCGTCATCGTCATCGCTGGGATCTGGATTGTTTTCGCCGTCCTGCTGCTCGTCGGGTTCGTCCGGTTCCAGCTTTTCGGTCAGTTCGAGCGGTTCTTGATCGTCGTCGGGCTCGGTCGCCACTGATCTCTCCATGTCTCGCTGATCGGCTCAGCGGTTGCCAGTGAAGAGAGATTAGGAGCGTTAAACGGGCTTTGCGTTTGAACAATTATTGGCGACTGCCGCCGAACATTTTCTTGGCGCGGTCGGCCAATGCCTTCAGGCGGTTCGTCTCGGCATTGTGGCCCTCGATTGCCAGCTGCTCGGGCAGGTGCGCGGTCTGGGTGCGGATATGCGCCGCCTCTGCCGTCTTCTTGTCGATATCGGCAAGCTTGTGCGCTGCCTCCAGCCCGTCAGGGACTGCTGGCGCCTGTTCCGGCCCTCCGATAGCGGTAGCTTGTGCCGCCTTGAGCATCGCGCCGGCCTTCGACTCCTCGGCATCGGCCAGTGCTTTTTCAGCCTGCGCGCCCTTGAGCTGGGCAGAGGAAGTGAGTTCTCCGGCCTTCGCCGCTGCCAACTGCTGTGTTGGGTCAGGCTGCTGCTGGGCCTGCTCCATCTGCGCCTTCTCTTCCTCGTTCGGCTCTTCCACACCCATCGCGACAAGGCGCTTGCGGGCATACTTCTGGACCGAGCCGACGCCTTCGCCGTCCTGGTTCATTACCGCGGTGAGAACGGCAACCTGGGCAAGCTCAACGTCCTGCGCTTCGACCGCGATCTGCGCGGTTCCGAGCATTGACTTGACCGTCTTGTCGCGGCGGGTCGCGGTCGCTTCCGTAACGTCTGCGATGACCTTGTATCGACCTGACGAAAAGTCGTTCCTGACGCGGTGAACGCCTTGCTTGTCGGTAAAGCTCTCGCAAAGAGTTGCTTCACCATCGTCGCCGTCCTCGGTCATCGTCTCGACCGTGCGTCCGGGCTCGAAATAGCATTCCGGCGCCATGCCGAGGAATATCTCGCCCTCGCGCTGAACCGATTGCGCCATGTTATCGAGGTACAGCCCTGATTTCGCATCGATGCGGGTAGCGGCGAACTCCATCGCCTCAGTGGACGTATTGGCCTTTACTTCGTCGGACCCATCATCAGTCTCGGACTGAAGGTCGTTTGCTGCAATCTGGAGCAATGCGGCAGTGACGGGCTGTAACTGCGGCGGGTCGATCTTCCCGATCGGCCCCATCGCGACATACTTGCCGTCTGCGTCGATTACGGGATTTACGAGCGCATAAGGGTGGCGCTCAATTTCCTGCCGCTGCCACAGATCCCGAAGCGAGGGCGGCATTTGTTCGGCAAGGAATATCGGCTTCTCGCGCGGTGCCAGTGAATCCGTCTCGCTGAGCTTGGATACCTTGGCGTTGTAGATCCGCTGGGCGTCCATGAGCTTGGAGACATGCCCCCTGAACCGCTCCTGGTTATCGACAAACCACCTTTTCCCATAAACCGGGACAATCGGAATGTTCGGTCCTGCAATAAGCCCGTTATCCTCGAGAACTTCCGCCCCCGACATGGTGTACTTGTGGACCCGCTGACGGCGGCGCTTCTTGGTGGACATTTTCCACCCGCGCGCTTTCAGATCGGCGATCTCCTTGGCGTCGATCTCGTCTTCCCACCAACGCTCCTCGTCCTCGGTGAGAATTTGGGTGAAGACCAGCAGCTTTTCGTCGCGCTCCTCGACCTCGTAATATTCCGCCTTCACAACGATATCGGGCGCGAACCAGTCATAGAGGGGGCGTAGCTTGGGATCCGGCCAGTCGGTCAGCTTGCCGGGATATTCATCCTCGTAAGCTTCGCGACTGTCCGCGGTAAGAACGAATGCCCACTTCGCGTCCGACTTGTCGTAGAGCTTCGAATTGCCGTCGAAGAACACCCGTTGGTCGGCGTCGGCAATCAGCAGCCCCGGATTGATGCGCTGTTCGTCATTGTCCTTGTCGGCAGGGTCGGCATAGTCATTGGCGAGGCGATACGCCCCGAAACCCCCGGCAGCGGCTTCCTCGAACGCATTGTCCCGCGCCTGCTGGGCCTTGAAGTGGTAACTATCGGCGCGGTGGATGCCGTCCAGAGTATCGGCCGTGTCCTGGTCGCTGTCCCCGCCCGCAGGACGAAAGTCGGGAACGATACGGTTGGCGCGATAATCCTGAACGATCTTATCGACGCCCTTTGAGAGCTTGTCGATTTCAACCTTGATCGAGTTTTCGAACTGGTCGCCCCATGGGCCTTCCCACATGGCGCCGGGAATGGAGATGAAGCGACGGCACAGGAGGGCATGGGCGCGGATTTCAGCCTGCGGTGTTGCTACGCTGTCGAACCGGCGCAAGGCCCTGGCGTGGACTTCCTTCAGCCGCTTGCTGTCGATCGCAGGCGCTTCGTCTGGGTCGTGCAGGGCCATGTTGCGAGAATAGCCATACACTCAGGCATAGGCATTTGAACAATTATGAGCGGCCCACGACGGTGAATTGCTGAAGTTCCTTCGTCGTCACCATGCGAGGCTTCCATAGCTGCCACCACTTGCGATCCGGGTTACGGACGCGAGCGTAGCAGCCGCTGATCGTGACCTTATCGCCAGTCTTGATCGGCCGAACCCGGTAAACACCCGGAACAGTGAAAGTCTCACTCTCCACTCTCATCTCCTGTGACTTTCGCCGAAACCACGCGCAACGAACGATCATGGCAAACGTAGTTTAGCTGTCCCGTTCCAGCTTCCTCGCCATCGCGCCAAATCGGCTTGGCTTTCATCTGATGCATAACGAGGGCACAGCACTCCTCGAGCGAATGGCTTCCGGGTCGCTCAAATTCGATTTCGATACGAACTTTCTCAGTCAAAGCTCACCTCCTGTTGAATGCCGTCGCCATCGCCGGGATGGAGATCGGCCCCGTTTCTCTCGGCTTGGCGTTCATCGCCCGTCTCGCGCCCTCCACTGCATAGCGTAGCGCGTCGATCAGATGGTTATCACGATCCTCGAGAACGGACGTAACCTGTCCCGTCAGGCTGTCCAGCTTGTACGAATATAGGGTTAGCTCATCTATGAGATGCTGGCAGCGGGGATGAACGACCAGGTCATAGCTCTTCAGGAACTCAACGCCCTCTTCCAATGAGCGAGCACCCTTGATCGCCGATTGAATGCGGGGAAAGCCATTGTTCCGCAAATGGCTGATCGTCTCAGGCCGTGAGCTGTCAGCCGTCATCCACCATTTCTCGGCGTCGGGAATGGACATGAACAGCTTGGGAAGGTTCACGATCTCGACGTTCAGCCCGTAAGCCTCGTAATCGATGAAGATCTGCGTCCCGCTGATCCAGCACCGCAAGGCAGCCGAAGGATCGATGCTGAACCCAAAGTCCGCCCCTAAGCGGTATTCGACGTTCTGCGGGCTCTCGAAACTCTCGACGCGCCAGTTCTTGAACACCCGCGCTTCCGAGTTCTGCCGGTACTTGCCGAGCCAGATATGATTGTACTTGTCGATATCCCTGCTGCGGTCCCACTCCATCTCCGCCCGGAGGACATCGGGAAACCACTTGTTGTCGGTGTAATTCACCTCGCGCACGATCGACGCCGGAGGCGGCCCCTCTTCACCCCTGAACATCACGTCAACCGGATCGGTCTCAAGGTCCGGGTTCCATGTCCAGATAAGCCGTGAATTGGGCGCTCGGATCGTCGGGATAACCGTGTCGATGCTGGCCTGACTGAACGCCTGGGCCTCTTCTCCCCAGAAGGTCGTAATACCCTCTATCGACTTGATGCCGTTGGCGTTGCCCTTGATCCCGCTGAACAGGAACAGGCTATCATTCGGCCCGCGGATTTCCGCCTCGGTGCTGACGAACACGCTGCTTAGTCCAAGCCGCTCGATCTCGTCATCAAGCAGGCGCTTAACCGAGTCCTTGATGCTCCGCTGCACCTCGCGTCCGCATAGTACCCGTTCGTGACGCTCAACCGATTGAATGACGAGGCCGGTGGCTACCGAGCGTGACTTCGCAGCGCCGCGTCCACCATGCCATGCCAGATGACGAAACGGACGCCACAAGTCCTCTGCGTATCCAGGAAGGTCAACTTTCGGGAGAGACATCGGGCTTCACGAACTGCACCTGAAAGCCAGCAGGAAGCGGATTGTCGGGATCAGAGCCCAGAATGGTCTTGTCGCCGTACTTCTTGGGCTTCAGCTTGGCGGCGATCCACTTGCGGGCATCAACGCGCAGTTTCGAACGCGCAACGGCATCCCCGTTATATTTCTCGTCCTCGCCCATGAAGTCATTGGAACCGTCATCAGCGATATCCAGGATCTCATCAGCGAGCGTATCGGCCTGAGCATCGCGCGCGCGCTCGTACTGTTTCCGAAAGTTCTCATCATCTCCAAGCCATCGACACACGGTCCCCGCGCTTGGCATATCATCGCTCAAGCAGATTGAGCGCAGGCTCTTTCCCTCAATAAGCTGCTCGCAAATCTCGTCTGCGATCTCTTGGGTATATGAGGATGGGCGGCCCATTTACGCAGCAGCCTTCTCTAAACTGCGCTCAACTGATCCGGTCACGCGCTCCAGTTCATCGGCAAGTCGTGAAACGATTGGCTTTGATACTGGCAACAGGGCGGTCCAGAATGCTAGGCGCTCGATTATCTCGTCACCTTCCTCGGCTCGGATCTTGGCTTGCGCGATGAAATATGCGTTCGCTGGCGCGGCATTTGCCTGACTGTTGAATTGTGCGTTCTGCAACGCAGTCAATTGAATGTGCGCGTTCATCATCGCTTGGCTGGCGAGTATCGATGTGCTGACGAGAGCGACCGGCATTATCTCACCCTACCTTCTGCCCTTGCGGCTTGCTTGTGAACATTTCTCGGCCTTGCGGAGACGTTCGATCCTCCTGTGAACGGCCATGTACGTTCGCCCCATTTCGGCAGCGAGAATGCGTACTTCGTCATTGGGCTGGAACGGCTTTGGTCGCCCCAGCCTTGCACGGCGCTTGATGAATGCCTTGAGCATCCGGTCTTCCTTTTCGGACCAGCGCCAGATTTCCCGCGGCGGGGTTAGGCGGCGTACCGTGCGTTCCATCAATGCGCTTTCGCATTCCTCCAGGGCGCGCAGCCGCTGAACCTTCTCGAGCAGCTGGACGATTGTCTGGTCCCGCCAGCGGATTGCGGTCGAGGATCGCTTTACCGTTGCCAACGCTGCACTCGCCATGCTGTCTCTCCGTTGGTCATGATGCTGATATCATTGGGTTTTTCATCGCTTCCACTCGCAGACGACACGCCCCCCTCGGATTACCCAGTGAACCGGAGGAATGCCCTTTCTCATCCGATCCTCGTTGACGTTGTTGAGAATGAGCTGAGCGTTGGCGTGTTCGCAGTGTTCTTGGATCGTCCAACCAGAGCGCTCGTAGGCCGATTCAGACAGCGCTTTCTTGAGCGGGTTACTGCCCATAAGTGCCCTCCAGGATCTTATTAAATTTCGTCGGGCTCAGAAGGAAATCGAAGTCGGCTCGCCAGCCGTTGCGACCGCCGCCACGCAGAAATTCGGATTGCTCGATTGCGCGGATTGCCTCCGTGAACTCATCGATCGAGTTTTCGTGGATGCGGCGACTGAGGCTTTTCACCCTGTCAGGGGTCAGTTTGCGTACCACCGGCAAGCCAGTGCGCTTCGCCATGTCGTTCCAGGCCTCGACTACGTGTTCGGGCTTAAGCTCATCATCCTCAATTTCGGGCTCGGTCACGACCGTTTCGTCAGAAACGGAACTATCTACCCTCCCTCCTCCATCCTCCATCTGGCGGACTTTTCCGGAAGGAGTTCCGGACTGGTTCGGAACCTCTTCGGAACCGGTTCGGGTTTCGCGGGCGATAACGTTGACCCATTCCCGAACTTCGTCTGTCTGTGGGCATGTCGAGTTCGGTTTCTTGGGCCGCTGAAACTGGCAGAAGTTACGGACTGCTCCGTAAGCTTTTCCGGCAAGTTCGTAACGCATTATGATCCCGGCGCCGACCATCTCGCCAAGCAGTTCGGAAGCGTCAGCATTATCGGCGGGCAGCACCCGCATCTTCAACGTTAGGGGCGACCACGCAAAGCTGCCCATGTCGTCGCACTCATTCCACAGTCCCATCAGCAGCAGGCGAGCCATCGGGCTCAGGGAAACGAACGCTTCGTCTGTCCAAAGGCCGGGATGGATCGAGCGAATGCGGCTCATTCTGCCGCCTCCAGTTCCTCAATCCATGTCTCCATCTCGTTGCGCCAATTCGTCCAGTTCCTGGCGCGCTTCGCCCAGTCCTTAAGCTCCTCGACGTGAGCCCCGGCATGGTAGGCTTGCTCGATGAGATCGATCGCAACACGCTCATTGCAGTACATGCGGTTTCGGATGATCGCGCGAATGTAGAAGAGGTCTTTCATCCACGGCTTCTCTTCGTTGAGCCGCTTTGAATTGACGATGCGAGGGACCATCGAGAACGCTTTGCCTGCCAAGGCATTGGAGCGATCAGCGTCCTCTGGATCTCCACCCTTGTAGTATGTGTCGAAGGACGCATCGAGAGCATCGAGAAGATCGACCAACGAGGTTTTCTTGAGCCACCGCTTGACCTTAGCGCGACCAACGTCAGTCAGAGTTGAGCCCGTGACATCGGTAAACCGCTGCTCAAAGGCGGACACATATTCTTCGTCCAGGCTTGCTAGTGACTCGCGCCACTGAAGCATCATTTCAAGTTGCTCACGGCGCTCGTTCAGCTCGGCCAGTTGCGCTCTTTGCTTCTGGATCGCGGTGTTGTCTGAAAGCTCTCTGGCGCCCTTGCCGAGATTGCAGTCGATGCAGGACGTGACCAGGTTCAGGATGTCGCTACCGCCGCCACCCGCAACCGGATTGATGTGGTCAATATGCAGGATGACGTCCGGCGCACCCTTGCCGCAATATTGGCACGTGAAACTGTCGCGCTTGAAAACCTCGAAGCGGACGCGCTTGGAAATGCCTTCCCGCTTTTTCGCGGATTTAATTGGGTGGACGCTC